AGGCGCGGGCGGCGTAGGCGGCGGCGCGGGCGGCGTAGGCGGCGGCGCGGGCGGCTTTTTTGTCACTCTTTAAATATTCCTTCGCCGCCCCAATAGCTTTTCGCGGCCTGTCGTCATTAGGATATTTATCCTCGTATATCTTGATAACGGATTCAGCGCAGAAAATAGCAAACATTACCATAACTCGTTTGTGTTGATTTTCATCGGTGTACCATTTAGGCAATCGCATTTTCTTTTCACACTTCAACGAAAATACGCCGCACTTTTCCCAATCATCGACAACGACTTTTCCAGAACATTCAAACACGAGCGGGTTTTTGATATTCGCGTGATTCGGATTAAGCAATAGAGCGAGATTCTTGTTTTTATAAGCGTGAATAACGTCGCCCGAGCATAGTTCTGGATTATTGCATTTCTTGACGCGATTGGTTTTACCAACTTTCCACGACATTGATTTATGATAGGTCGTTCCGTCTTGCTCTGTCAGTTTGTATAATTTCATTTTATCACCCCATCCTTTTTTAATTGTTCGCGTATCGCGTATAATCGCTCCCGCACCGCGCCGGGATTGTTGCCGATGTTGAAATAATCGTTGTGCTTCCGGCACGACGCGAAGACGTTTAACCCGTTATGGATGACGTTATGCTCTATCCAGTTATACGGACGGCTCTCGTCGAATTCCCCGTTCCATCGCGTCCGGACGATGGATACCATGCTCTCGCCCTGGCTGACGCCGTGGGCTATCTCGGTGGCGGAGGACTGGCAGCGATTGCCGTGGGCGTCTATGTGGCGGCAGCGCCAGCCGTCGCGCTCGAATATGGCGAGGCGGTTTTCGTCGATATCGAAGTGCTTGCGGTGTTCGCTCATTATATGTAACCTCCTGCGTTACATTCTAATTCATCGACCGTTACGCCGAGCTCGGCCGCGAGGACCGGCAGGGCGGCGTCGTAGAATTTACCGAATTTATCCTGGTCCATCTTACTAAATTCGATTGACCCCGCGTGCGTGATCTCCGTCCCGTCGAGTCCGGGAATAACGGCGAAGTAACCGAGCTTATATTTGAGCGCGACAAGCAACTGTTCTGGCTGTTGCCATTTCTCACTGTTCGCACATACGAGGGACAGGATCGCCCAGAATTTACGGTGATGTAAAAGATTGCGGTTGCGGCGTATCTCAAATTCATACACATCGTCCTTCAGCTTCGCATAGTTGTCGCGATCGCGGTTATACGCGGGAGTGAGGGACGCACCGTGCTTAACGAATGCGATTTTCATTCCGTCCTCCTCGTGAATATTCGGCGTAGGCAGTATGATCGGATAATTGATATAACCGTAAACCAGAGGCCGATTAGAAGATTATCGCGGACGGTCGCGTAAATTCCGAATAGAGGGAATATTAAAATCTGCGACACGAACGCGACGACATACCCGACGACGACGTTGGTAATTGATTCAATCATGCTATGAGTTTTAGACTGCATCGAGTTCCACCCTGTCGAATAATAAGATTTCTTTTTCTTTGTGGTCGTCGACGTATTTCAGGTTTCTAACCGCCTGTCTATAATACGATTCCTTGAGCTCGGCACCGACGCCGCGACGACCATTGGTTACCGCCCCGTAAACCTCGCTCCCAACTCCCATGAACGGAGTAAAAACAACCTCACCGGGATTCGACCGAAGGACGACAACGCGGTCAATAACATCGAGCTGCAGCGGGTGGACGTGTTTTTCGTCATCCTCATCGCGCCCCTCGCGGTATGGGAGGACATGATCGAGCCTTATGTCGTCCCAGAAACTTGATGCGTACTGGCGCCATATCCAGTGCGAATATCTGTTTTCTGTTTGCTTTCCGTCATAGTTTTTGTACGATAATAATTCTTGCGGAATTTGTCTTTCCCCGGCGTAGTATTCAAGTCCGGTCGGATGCGACACGGGAATTTGATTCTCTCCCTTTTTTCTGAATATTAAAAGGTAATCGGCACTTGCAACACCGCAATATATCGAATCATTGACTATTGTCATATGCGCCAAGTTTTTCTGCATCGTTCTATTCCTGACTGTTAGTGGCTCTTTCCATATACAGTGCCGCGCAATCCACTCAAATCCCTCTTCCTCGTGTAGTCGTATGATGTCACCAGGAAAATCTCTCAAATGGTCGCTTCCAGAATTTCCCGACGGCACATCCATACAGTGAACAGCCGCACACCGTCCTTTCATTGTAATTCTATTTAGACCGTGGACGACGTGCCGGTAGTGGTTAAAAAAATCCTCATAAGAATCACAATTTGATAGATCACGTTCAGAGCTGGAATAATGATACAGTCCTCCGAACGGCGGTGAATACACCGACAGGTGAATCGACTCGTCGGGTAGGTCACCCATAACATCCACGCAATCACCATTATAGAGAGCATAATTTTCAGTAATTAGTTGTTCTTTAACCATGATGGCACCCCTGTTGATTTTTTAAATTCTCTATTACTATTTATTGATAGTGAGTTATTCATATGCGCAACAAGCTGAACAAACATCTCGACAGCCTGATCTTGTTTACGCTTTAAATTTCCAACCATCTTCTCGTCTCCCTTTGTAAATATCATATCAACGGTCACGGTCCTCTTTTGTCCGAACCTCCAACACCGGCGCGTTGCTTGATAGTATTGCTCATATGAGTGGGTCGGAAAAAATGTTATGTGGTTGCAATGTTGCCAATTAAGGCCGAACGCTCCTATTTTTGGTTTTGTTATCATCACCCTTGCTTTTCCATCTGAAAACAATAAGAGCTTCTCTTCTTTCTCTTCATCGCTGTCTTTTCCCGATACTTGAATAGAATCGGGTATCATTTTTTCAAGCATGTCACCTTCATCATTGAGATTACACCATACCACAGAAAAATCATTGTGTGAGTTTACGATTTCGGCAGCTTTAATACATCTATCCTCAATGGTCGCACGTCGTTCGTCGCGTTGCTCTTTTAGACCGTGTGCCGGAAGGGCAAAACCTGGAAGCGTTCCGTCAATAAATCTACCAGCACAATCAAGTTTGTGGTCGATCTCAATAAGTTCCGGTAAAATATACCCGTCGTCTTTAAACCCGATGTCTGATGGAAATCTAACGGCACGAGCCCATGATGTTATCCATCGCCAGAATGATTCGCGGGCATGCCCCTTTAATCGCCACTTTGTCTCTTCGGTGAATCGTCCGCGCCTATTCGTTGCGCTGTTGTTCTGGTCGTTTTTGAAAAACTTATTAAGCATGTCCATATATCCGAGACAACCAAGAGCCTCGCTCGATGTCCCTAATTCTATATAGTCGTTCGGCGCGGCCGTTGCGGTTGCGAGTAGGCGATATTTAACCTTGCGCATAAATATATTTATCTGGTTTTTAATCTCTCCATTATAGTTTTTAAGTATTGATGATTCGTCACAAATGACGCCCTCAAAATCTGCCGGATTAAAATGATGAAGCTGCTCGTAGTTGGTAATTGTTAATTTTCCGTGTATTTTTCCATCTCTTGACCATGACGCCTCTATGCCAAATTTATCGGCCTCTCGTTTCATTTGTACACCGACGGCGAGAGGTGTTAGCAATAGTACGTTACCGTTTGTTTTTTGTATTATGTTTTGGGCAATGACAAGCTCCATTGGACTCTTTCCCAGTCCACAGTCTGCAAATATTGCAGCGCGTCCTTTTCTTGTCGCCCACTCAATGAGTGATTTCTGAAAATCAAAAAGAAAGTCTGGAATAAATATCGGGTCAAATCCGAAGTCATTTGCCGTATTAACTTTGCTTAATAAATATGATTCATATCCCGACAGTCTATTTCTTGCGTTCATTTTTGCATTACCCCTTAATTATTTATCCAATCCATGTCTGATTTTATTTCTCGTGCGAACGTAAAGAACGGCTTGTTAAACGTCGTCAACACCTTGCCCGTTGCGCCGTCCTTGTTTTTTGCGATGATGAACGAGCTCTCCGCAACCTTGTTGTGCTTCTGGTCTTCGGCGGCGTGGATAAAGATAACCACGTCCGCGTCCTGTTCTATCGCGCCGCTCTCGCGCAGGTCGGACAATCGCGGCTCGCGGTTCGACATTTCGATAGCGCGGGACATCTGCGACAGGAGCAATACCGGCACGTCGAGGCGCTGCGCAATGTTTTCGAATTCACGGCTGATGCTT